AAAACCCCGGCAGAGATGCAGAAAGCCATCGATCTATACTTTCTCGCTATCAAGGCAAAAACAGATCCTGAAATACTAACAGGAGAAAGCGACAAAACTATATTAGCAGTTAATGATATAGAAGATACTGTTCCTACTGTATCGGGACTTGCTTATACGCTTGGCATGTCAACGGAAGCCTTAAGGAACTACGAAGCAAAGGAACAATTTCTTGCGACAGTAAAAAGAGCCAAGCAAAGGATAGAGATTTCATTGGAGACAAGGCTAGCCGGAAATAACGTTACGGGCGCTATATTCAACCTGAAGAACAACTTCAATTGGAAGGATAAAACCGAGCAGGAGCATAGCGGAGAAATTTCTATAATAGGGTTAAAGAAAGACTTTGGCGATGGTTAAGATTAAATGGTGCGATATAGACTGCACTCAGAAACTGTGTCTATTGTTTGTTTGGAAAGGGAAAAGGTACGGGAAAATATTGTATTCCAGGCGGCATAAAAGAATTGACGCAATCAGCCCCAAAATGGGCAAGAAGCGCAATGAAGCCTGACATAGTAATCCCTTATAACTGGGAGCCCAGAGGCTATCAAAAAAAAGCCTGGAACTACTGGGTCAGAGACGGGGGAAAGCACGCCGAGCTAGTCTGGCATCGAAGGTCGGGCAAGGATGATGTGGCATTACACGGTACTTGTGTCAAAGCCCACGAAAGAATAGCAAACTACTGGCACATGCTCCCTCAAGCCAACCAGGTCAGGAAGGCTATCTGGGACGCAATCAACCCCAGAACAGGCAAGAAGCGTATTGACGAGGCTTTTCCGAAGGAGTTGAGGTCAGCAACCCGCGACCAGGATATGCTGATACGGTTCAAATGCGGGTCTACCTGGCAGTGTTTGGGGTCAGACAACTACGAGGGATCGATCGGCGCGACCCCGGCGGGGATTGTCAATTCGGAATGGCCGCAGTCAGATCCTTCGTCGAGAGGTTTTCTAAGACCGATATTGGCCGAAAACAACGGTTGGCAGATATACATCGGCACCCCCAGGGGCAAGAACCACGGCTACAAGACGTTCAGAGCCGCGCAGAGGTCGAATAACTTCGCGCAATTGCTAACGGTAGACGATACGGATGTCTTCACAGAAGAACAGCTAGAGGCCGAGAAACAGGAGTATATCGATACTTACGGGGTGGACTTCGGGACGGCTTTGTTTCTACAGGAGTATTATTGTTCGTTCGAAGCGGCGATTCTCGGCTCTATCTGGGGCGATGAACTGGCAAGGCTGGAGCAGGAAGGGCGCTATACAAGGGTCGATCACAATCCGGACTATCCGGTTTTTACAGCCTGGGACATTGGCAGAACGGACGCTACTGCGATTTGGTGGTTTCAGGTCATTGCGAACGAGGTCCGGATTATCGACTTTTATTCCAATACCTTGAAAGACCCCGACCACTACGCGAGCCAGGTATTGGGGAAAGAGATCACGATAAACCTGGTCGGGACGGAGATCGAAGTATCGATAGGTGAGGAAATACCCGAAATCGCCCATCGCTGTGCATATCAGTATGGACGGCATTGGCTACCGCATGACGCCAAGCACAAAACCTACGCCGCGAAGGGCAAGAGTATTGAATTGCAGTTTCACGAGGTATTTGGGTATGCGAGTGTCGGCATTGTGCCCAATATCTCACGGGTTGACGGTATCAACGCTACTCGTAAGATGCTGGGCAAGACAGTGATAGATTATCGTTGTGAGGACGGGTTTGAAGCCGTTAAGCAGTACAAGTATGAATATGACGACAAGAAGAACAAGTTCAAAGACACGCCTTTACATGATTGGGCCAGCAACCCGGCCGACGCATTGAGGTATACCGCTGTGGTGTATGAGTTTGAAGCCCCTGAGACCATACAGGAAACTGTTCCGAAACAAGACGATTACGGTATTGACGATGACGACGAAGAGAACTGGAAAGTAGCCTGATGGCCAAGATTGAAAACCCACGGATGAGCGTCGAGAAGTTCCTGACCGATACGTTAGACGCGCGTACACAATCGGAGAAATGCCGGGACTACTTCGATTCCAAGCAGTGGACCGAGGCTGAGGTTAAGAAACTCACGGGAAGGAAACAAGCGCCGATCGTGGTGAACAGGGTCCGTCCCAAGGTTAAAGGTCTGATAGGACTGTATAACCTGAGGAAGTCCGACCCCAAGGCTTACGCGCGAACGCCCAAACATGAGGCTTCCAGTCATGTCGTTACCGATGGGTTGAGGTACGTCGCGGACAATAACGACTTCGATACAACCCGCATGGACGTGGCGGAGAATTTCTTTATCGAGGGTTACGGCGGGGCCTTGATCGATGTCCGCCAGAAGAAGACGGAGATAGAGATAAGGGTCAAGTCGATCCCCTGGGACCGTATTTATTACGATCCGCATTCGAGAGAGAAGCATTTTGACGATGCGCGGTATAAGGGCGTTTTGTTATGGATGTACACCGACGAGGCGAAGGAGAAATTCCCCAACAAAGCGGACTTGATCGACAACCTGGTCCATCAGGAGGGCGAGACTGACGAAACCTTCGAGGATAGACCGAGATGGTCCGACCCGCAGACGAACAGGATTCGGATTGCTTTACACTTCGAGCAGTTCAACGGTGAATGGTGGATGGCTATCTTTTGCGGGGATGAATTTCTGGTCAAGCCGCAAATCTCGCCGTTTCTCGATGACGACGGCGATCCTACCTGCCCGATAGAGCTTGTTTCGGCGAACGTGGACAGGGATAACGCGCGCTATGGCGAGGTCAGTAGTTTTCTCGACCAGCAAGACGAGATCAACCACAGGCGGTCGAAGTTTTTACATTACCTGAATTCCCGTCAGACGTACGGTAGGCAGGGCGCGATTCCCGACATTGACAAGATGAAGCGCGAACTGTCGAAGCCGGACGGGCACGTCGAGTTCACCGGGGATCAGTTCGGGAAGGACTTCGGGACATTCGACAACCCGAGCGCGGAGATCGGGCAGTTCAATCTGTATCAGGACGCCAAGGCAGAACTGGATTCGGTATCCTACAATGCTCAACTGGCCGGAGAACGCCAACAAGGTGACTTGTCGGGCCGGGCGATAGGCAAACTACAACAGGCGGGGACGATTGAACTATCACAGGACTATGCGCTTTTGGCTTCATGGGAGAAACGTGTCTACAGACAGATTTGGGGACGGATCAAGCAATTCTGGACCGAGGAAAAATGGATTCGGGTCACGGACGATCAAGACGCACTGAGATGGGTCGGGTTCAATACCCAGATCACGATACAAGAGGCTTTGGAGGAAAAGATCAACGACGAGTCCGAGCAGATGCATGTGAGACGGCTCGCCGCGGCTCAATACACACAGATGGTTTCGAACGAAGACCCGAGGCTTCAGGAGATCATTGAGGTCCGTAATCCCATTCCTGAGCTGGACATGGATATTATTTTGGAGCAGTCATTCGACTTCGTGAACGCGCAGGAAGAGCAATTCGAGATGCTGATTCAGTTTGGCCGAAACGCGGATATCGATTTGATTGACCTTTTGGAAGTCTCTCAAATCCGGGGCAAGGACGAACTCATCGACAAGATCGAGAAACGCCGGCAGGCGCAAGCACAAGCCGCCGGTGGAGAGCAACAAATGCAGGCGCAGGAACGAGCCGCGAAGACCGAGAACGTACAGGCCAACACGGCTAAAACCGTTGTAGAGGCCCAACAGAAACAAGTCGAGACAGAACAGTTAATCCGAAACCCTGATCCGCAGGTTCAGGCAGTTGTATGATCGCGATTGCTTCTGTCCAACATACGGGAACAAGATTTTTACGGATTTTGCTCAAACCGCAAACCCCGACAGGTGCGCACTTCGGGCAGAAATTCCTGTACAGGCTGAACGGACATAAGACCATTACTCCGTTGAGGGAACTGGACAAGATTATCCATTCCTGGTCTCGGCGAGATATGGACTTGAAGCACTTGCATTTCTCGATAGGCCAGATGATCGACTTCAAGCCGGATTTTTACTTTCCGATAGACCACGAAGACCGGGACGAGTATTTAATTGAATTGAGCGAGATTATCGGCAGGGACCTGGAAACGGACTGGAGTCCGCAGGGAAATCAGGACCGAAACGGTACGAACAATCCATCAAACCCCGAATATGCGGATATTATTCGTGAGGATTACGGGGTGTTTTTTGACCAGATTTACGGGCGAGATTAGCTGGACGCCGCAGCACAAATTTATGCAAGAGCATAAACCCGCCGCCGGGGATTCGGGCGATATGGCCGCCGCATATCGGGCGCTTTTAGGTGATATATGACTG